TAGCTGTTGGTGTTGTTGTCTCTTTTAGACCTAAATATCCACCATTATCTAACATTAGATCGGCATTTACAAAAGATGTATTTGAACCAATAACCATTTGTTTTGCGCTTACATCAGCATAAATAGCCGTTCCAGTAGTTTGGGCTTTTACTTCAAAGTCAGCAGTGGCGGAAGCTGAAGCATTAGCAGTAATTTTACCAGTAGAATCATCATAAGTAAGAGCACTCATTCCACCGAAAGCACCACCATCATTGTACTGAACCTGTGTGTCAGAACCACCTGGAGTTCCACCGCCACCACTAGGTAATGCTGAAATAAGGATTCTTTTCTTATTATCAGAGTCAGCTGAATCTTCTATTAAAAGATAATCAGCGCCAATAGGTGTGGCCTTAGATGTAATAGCAGAGATTTCAGCGGCTACGTTATTATGAAAAGCAGTAGTATCAATACCACCCCGAGTTACATAAATAACATTACCAGAATTATCGACTGATAATAAATCATCAAGAGTACCGGCTACTTTAGGAAAGGCTAAGGCCCCATTAGTTAGGATTCCCGTTGCGCTTTCGCCCCAACTACCAGAAGCCATTGCCTGTTCGCCACCTGAAGGTGCCCCAGATACTTGAATAAATTTATTCGCTGCTATTACTGCCATAACTTACTCCGTTTTTTCCTCGTTAAAAAGAGGAGTTAATAATTTATAGTGCTTGTTTTTGATGTTGACAGGCATATCAGTAATTTTAAGGCCATGCACATCAATCTCTATTTCTTGAGACAAAAACGATACGTTTTCTTTGCACTTATCAATTGCTTTTTGTTTTTCGGCATCTTCTAAATCAGCACCCACAAGAAATTCACCCATATCTTCCCAGGTCTTGCCATCAACTTCTTTTTCATCAAGCTTTTTTATAAGACTATCATCAAGGGCCATTGCTTTACGAATATCCGTACATTCTTTATTTATTTTATCACAGTTTTTATTAAGAGCATAACAAAACTTTACGCCCTCATAATCTCCGAGTGATGGGCTGTTAATTGACATTTGAAGCCCTAATAATTCCTGATGTGTAAATTTTACTTTCATTTTCGTTTCTCCGTGGTGAGGTTATGGTGTTTCAGATACTTGTATCCGGTCTATGTTAAATACTGCAATTTGCCTTGCAGATATGGGTAAATCTTGTGCAATACCCCAGTCACCGATTTCATAAGGCAATGGAAAAACTGGAAAAGCATTGTTTTCTAAATCTAAATCCGTGTCAGATGTAACTGGGTTACTAGTTGGCGTTGTGGTAGGTCCGTAAACTAAAGCAAACTCAACCCCAGATGTGTTTTGTGCCCACATCATACGCTCAACATTTGCTGTGAAAGAAGCCCCTGAATCTATTAATTTATTTGCTGTGAATCCGTCTGTGTTTCCGCTTTCGACTAAAGCAATATCAGATGGTTGACCAACACCTGAAGGGCCACCGGCCACCGATAATCTAGCAGCGGTGTCCATTACGTCAACCGTTTTGACACCAGGTATTGTGAAGATAGAAGCAAAAAGTCTTTGTCTTAAAACGTCTATTCCTGATCCGGCCATATCATTACCGGCTTCAGCAACGGCTGTTTTTATACGGGCCTCACCATCCAAAGGAAATGATTCCTCTGAATAAATAGTGTATTTGATCCTGAGAAAAATATAAACAGGCTCTGTGAATGAAAAGCTCATTATCTGTGGGTTGCCCTGTGAATCAGTATGTGAGCCGGTTTCATTTCCAAATGTTTGAATTCCGGCGGGTCTGACCTCAAATATCTTTGAAGCGATTAAATCTTTTGCTGTTGAACTAGAATCAGTAGTACTTAAAACCGATTCAAATGAATGTGGAGGTAAACCATTAGAGTCGATTACATCCGTTCTATTCTCTAAAACAATCGCAGCAGTAATGAAAGCAAGGTCATCAACTAGCCTAGCTTGAATCGCCGGTACGGTAGCAGCTCCTGAAATCTGGGTGCTAGTTCTTATTCTGGCCCTGAAATCAATATCTGATTCAGTTTCTACACCAGATAAACCTAAAATGGCATTATCAACAGAATCTAAACCAGATACTGCTGTAATTACCGAACTGATTGTGTGTGCCGGTACTGCTATAACCCCAGTATTTACGGCTTTTACATTCCCTTCAGTTCCATAAGAATCTATAGTAATATTCGCTGTAATTGGTGTTGTGGTGAAAGTTGTTTGAAGCCCTTCAGCACTATCTGTACGTTGAATTAATAATTGTTCATTATCGACAACAGTACGGTATAAGCCAGGAGACTTGAATTGAATATCTTCAGCAATTTTTTCTAGGATATTTGTAGCAGTTTCGCCTGTACCGGTTGTGTGATCATAAGACTCAAGGGTGCCATCATCAAGATCGACTTGATATAAAGTAGAATCAGCAACCGTATTTATTGAAATAATAACGCCTGCGGCATTTGATAAATCAATTGTAGAGTCAACCCCACCATTATCGAGTTCAAACCTTTCACCAGTTGCATCTTGTTCAAATAAAGTCCCCTCTGGAACTACTGTAGCAGTATCACCAAAAAGCATTAAAAATGCAGTTGAACTAGTTGCTGAACCTCTTGTCAGCCCAACTATTGAGGCCACATTATCTAATTGTACCGATTCAGCACTATTTAAAAAGCTAGATAGATAAACTTTTTCGGCTAAATCCCATAACAAAGCTTCTCTTTCGGCAAAAATACCAACAATTTGGCCTATTACGCTTTCGGGAGAAGAATCAACAGTTGCACCGATTTCTTCCTGGAAATCCAGTATAACTTCTGAGAAAATATCAGCTAGTTTCTTTTTATTAAGTCCAGTTCCGAAAAGTCCAAAAGCCATTATTTACCTCTATACAAATATAGTTTCTGAGAAATCAACTATGCCAAAAATCGTGTTTACCTGGAATTCTATTTTGGCGCTTCTATCGCTTGCTAGTTCCAGGGTGAAAGAGAGTAATTCATTTACCCCTTCAGTCTCAATAATACGAGCCTTAAAAATGTTTTCAATATTCGGTAGGTTAGGGTTCTTTACAAACACATCTTGGTAAAAAGGTGTGCCTGCTTCAGTGTCTAAAAACCACTCACCACGAAAGAATGACAACCTGATTTGCAGGGATTGTCTAATATAATCTGATTTATCTACTAATTTCAGATCTAACCCATCAATTAATAAGTCTTTTTTCACTAAGTCTAAAGCTAAATCAATCATGCAACCAACCCCGTACCATCGTTATCTTGATTTATAATTTTTCCTGTTGTGTTTGCTATCATAGTAGTGGTAACCGCAGCCCCGCCATCTGTAGGTACTGGAACCGGTACGGTGGGAGTGTTTAACAAACTCCCCACATTTACTGTAATACCATTGATTTCTAAGTTAGAAACGATATGACTTAAAATTTTATCGGTCAAAATATCCAAAAAAGCCACATGAGCAGGGGCGTCCGCACTCAAATCGTTTGAAAAATTACTATCACCCTCTAAGGCTGTAATTATATCATTTTTTAAATTTGTAGCGTTTAAGGCCATTTATCCAAACTCCGCGAAAACTTTATTACTCATATTTTTACCAGTACTACTTGCACCCGGTAATTGTGAATAGGGTGTACCAGTAAAAGGGTTTATGGTTTTTCCAGTTAAAACACCATCTAGTAATTCAGTGGTGCCCTCACCTATTTTTAATTTTCTACCATCCATTTTTATAAACAAATCATCGTTATTATCTGCAAAATTACTTTCATTAAAAGAATTCAGCCCTGGAATAGCGATTGCATCAGATAGATCAAACTTCCTAGAATCAAGGGGGTCAACATCTTTACCAGAAGCAAGCCAAGCATCAAGCGACCTTTGTGCAAAAATAATCAAAACTTTGTCACCCTTTTTCATTGGGATATGTAACCCGATCTTAGAAGTACCAGGGAAAACCACCGGAACTTCGCGAATAATAGGGAGCACCAAAGTCTCACCATTAAGGAATTTCTTTTTAATCAATGGCTTAACAGCAGCTTTTCGGCTCTTGAAATCATACTCTACAATCTCACCCGGCAAACTGGTATTCATTTGGGCCATCATAGCCTGAAATGTGTTTTGAATTGCTGTAGCTAAATTAGGCGGCATCTTTTACATCCGTTAAAGTTTGAAACTCACCTATAAAATTATCCCCTTTATGTTCTACAGAAACGACTGTAAAAACAGATTTGGGTATATCCCTAGATTCAGCCTGAACCCTTCCACCTGGAATTATAAGAGGCTGCAAAAGAGAAATGAACCTCCAACCTGGGTTCGTCTTTTTTGATTTACCTAATGATTTTTCTGTCTCATCATTAATTCTGGTAGGGGATCTGATCAACCCAGACTTGCTAGTTAAACTAACAACTGAGGTGCTGTTATTTCCATCTAATGGAATGATTCTTAATTCATCATTTTGAATACTGAAATCCAAACCTAAAAGAGTAGTTATTTTCTTAATACCTTCACTAGCCAACCCACCAAAAGAAAAGCCCTGTTTAAGTCTTATATCCTTGATTGCAGTGTTTTTAAGGTCATTTGAAATGGGGTATAACTTCAAAAGAGTCTCGAGTATTTCTTTTGCAGAAGCATCTTTTTTAAACGAAACTGAAGCTTTTACTGTGTTTAAATTTCTAGCCCCATCCTGGGCTGAAATCATAGTAATCACATCAGCATTTTCTTTCATGTGTTCGATTTTGTTCACATCACCCACAAATAGAAGCTTTTCCCCTTCTGAATCAAGATACCCCGCACTAAGATAAATCTTATTTTTGTTTTCAGATTCAATATTTTTATCAAGCTGTTCACGCGTGGATTGACTTAAATTATAAACCTTAATACTCCCTATATTGGGTTCTTTGTTATTGGTTTTTTTAATATTAAAATTAATGCGTAAATTCTGAACCTTTACGCCTTGGCCTGCTACTGGCCCAATGTTGAAAGAGGTGGACCGATTAAATTGTGTCAATATCAGCCTCAGTTATATAAACCATTTTAACAGTTATTCCAAAATTATCCCTATTTACACTCGTTTCATTTTGGGTGGTATCAATTGCGAATAATTCACCAGGGGGTAAACCCTTGTCTGTGAACTGGTCCAAAAGAGGGTAAGATAAAACAACCTTTATTCCAGAAACTAAACTTTCATCTTCCAAGTTTTTAAAACTCATTGTCCAAAAACCAAACCTATCATTGTATGTGAAATTGATTTTATACGGAGTACCATCTAAACCAACCTCTAACTCCTGAGAGGTTATTTCATTATCTATAGGTATTACAACACTCATTATTATTTCACCAAACCGTTATAAAGCCCTGAAGCAAGTTCACCCTCTTGTACGGTAGTCTCATTTGTATTTACTTTATTTGATTCTGTTGAACCTGTTGTGTTTGATACATCAGTCGAGGGCCTTGGAATAGTAACTGTATCAGTGGAAACTGTTCGTATCTTCCTAAACCTAGCAGTAAAAGGCATCGCCTCACCTGTTCTAGCATCTCTCTGCATGTTAAGAGACAGCATGGCCATGTCAGAATAAGATCTAAGTCCAGTGACGATTTTAACCTTTAAAGGTTGGTGGTTACTACCGTTTTCTGTTCGCCCCGAAATATCTAAAAGAATATCCCTAGCCAGTTCAACTTGGTTTACTGAACCGGGCCTTTTTAAGTTCTTATAAACCAAACCACCAACATTTGCAGCGGTCCCAACGGCACCGGCTATAAATGGGTCAGTTTGTGAACCTACGAATTGCCCTAACCTCTGTACATTAGCTTGGAGTACTGGCGAGTTAGTTACAAAACCATTGATTTCTACTTCATCAGGGGCCTGCCTAATATGGTCTGATATATTAGCGCCCTCTTCAATAGGCCATTGAGTTACTTCGTTTTTGTAATCATGCGTTTCTTTTAAAGTCGCATCACATACCAATTCACCAATCGTAGCACCCTTTTTACTACCAAACAATAAGGAAACTTTAGATTCAGCCATTATTCAACCACCGGTGAAGAGTTTATTGCTGATTCAATGTTTTGTGCATTTTCATCCCTAATGATGCCTAACAATTCTTCCGCCTGTTCATTTGTTGTTCCTGGCGTAAGCTGCACAGTTAATTCTGTATGGAATTGATTCTGTTGGGAAATTCCAGGTTTACCACCAACACTAAAAGCCCTTGCAAAATTAGCACTTGTACTTTGTGAACTTGCCGTCCCCTTAAAAGAACTTCCTATATTTTTAAGGCTATCAAAAAATCCACCACCAGAACTATTGCCCCCTGTTTCCGGTGCTTTTGGCGGTCTTTTTTTGCCAGAACCGACTAAGAATTTTCCTAGTACTGGGTATTTTTCAATCAACCCATCAACCACTCCGTCTAATAAATTATTCGTGGATTTTATCAGTTTAGAAAAAGCTGAAGCAATCATCCTTGCTATGGCACCACCAATTGAAGAGATCAACCTTTCAAGAATACCAAAAAACAGTTTGCCCAGTTCTTTAGCTACTTTAAGCATCACCCCTAATAATTTAGTAGTAACCTTCACTAATACTGGAACCAGTTCTTCAATGTTTTTAGTAAAAGCAGCTAAAGCTTCCTGATCACCTTTTACAACACCTTTCCAAAAATTCACAAAGGTATCTTTTAGCAGGGATAAAACAGGCATGACCTTCGCCTTAAAATCTTCAAAGCTACCTATCAAAGTCCCTATTAATGATTTACCGCCCATTGTCCAGACAATAAAATCCTCAATCAAAAGCCCCACCGCCGCACTAATAGCAGCAACTACCGCTATTATAGGGAGTAACCATACCCCAAACACTGAAAACAAACTAATTAAACTAATAACCGCACTAGCTAATACACCAAACACCAAAAGAAGAGGCCCAAGTGCAGCCACAATACCACCGATTATTAAAATCGTAGTTTTAGCTGATTTACTTAACCCGCTAAATTTTGCTACAACCTTTCCCAATGCCCTCACAACTTTTAAAGCAACCGGTAAAAGAATCTTACCAAACTCAACAGATAAATCATTCAGCCTAGCTTTAAAGATCCTCATTTGGTTTGCAAAGCCTTCTGAAGTACGGGCGAAATCACCTATTGCATTTTTGCTTTGTAATTGAGCGAGCTGTAGTGTAGCCAAGGCTTTTTCTTGCCTCATTGTGGCCCTTGTAATTCCTTTAGATCGGTTTAATGCGACACGTTCAATCACATCTTTTTCAAGAATTGCAATACCTAATTCTTTAATCGATTCACGTTCACCTAAAAGGGCTTTTGTAAGTGATCTACTAGCACGTTCAGCCCCACCCTCTAAGTTAGTGAATGAAGCTAAATCAACCGCCAATTCATTAACATCTTTAGAGAATTTTAAAGTCTCATCTTGAGCAAACCCAAAGCCAGATAAAAGATCACCCGTATCACTTAATAATTGTTTAGAAGCATTTGAAGATAGTCCAAAATTCTTTTTTAAATTATCAGCAACGGCATCCGCTTCACTTCGTATACTGGAAAAAACAGTTCCAAACTTGGCCTCTGTTTCTTCCGCATCACTAGCAGCTTTAATCATTCCGCCGGCTAATAAACCTAGAGGTAAACTTACAAAAGCAGTTAAGCCCGCCCCTAAATTACGGATACCATTAGCTGTTTGTTTTAAATTGGTAGTAACACCACCGAGAGAATTCTTTAATCTTCCAATATTTTGATCGAACCGTTTAACAGCTGAGTTATCAGCTCGGAAAGATAATTTTGTGACTAATTCCCTAACGATCATTTTTTATTAACCTTATCCGTTTCTAATTTTTCGTAATACTGAAACATATCCATTACGGCTTCAGCGCGTAGGCAATCATCAAGTGACCAGAATGTATCTAGTTCTTCCAATGTTGCTTTCCCACTGTGCCATATTCGCCATATAATAAATTCTTCCCTTAATTCTTCACTTAGCCTTTGTTCCGTTTTTTCTGCGTTTGAGTTTGGCCTTTGCTGTTCGCTTTTCCAATACCCATCAGTTCCAAAAAAGATTTGAAGTTCACCTCCAATGTATACCAAACTACTTTATACATTAAAGCATAACCATCAGCAAAAACCATATCAAACACTTCATCTTTAGCCACTTCCTGGCCATCGACCCTAGTGGTAACAAGTATTTCTTGTATAAGGTTCATGAGGGTTTCTTCATCAACATTTTCAAATAGCTTTTCAAGCATTTCTGAAATATCAATATCAGAATCCAGAAAAGATTCTGTTTGGCCTTTTGCGCCAATTAATTTTCCCAACGCAGGGCCGACTAAGCGGGTTATTTTAAGCTTTAGCTTTAACCCTCTACGCGCCGGCAGTTGGGTGACTTCGACCTTTTGGCCATCAATTAATTTGTCCTGTGTTTTTATCATTATTCATTTCTCCCTCGTGGCGAGTTGGTTAAGTTATCCGTTTCCACCGGCGAATACATCAAGATCCGCTAGGTCAAACGTCCATTCACGATTATCAACTTCTTTGCCAAAAGCCGCTTCAGGTGTCTTTCTGATCCATCCATTCCCTGAGAAATAGTTAGTTCGTCCAGAAGCATCTTTTACAATGATGGGAACGACCCCACCATTTGTAAGTTCATCAGCAAGAGCAATACCCGAAAGTACATCATTGCTAGGTGAAGTTTGCGCTAATGTAAGAGTCATTTCTCCAGATTTATCACTAGATTTTGCTCTTGATGTAACACCATCAGCACCATTTATTTTTGAATAAGCATCCTCAGATCGCATAATAGAAACAAAGGTTCCATCAGCAAAACCTGACATTGGGATACCGCCAACACTTATTATAACTTGACTAGGGTCATAGGTTAAAACTGCCATTTTTTACTCCTTAAACCGAAACGGTTCCATTAATTGTTACGGCATGAATCGCACCTGCGAGTGTTGCCTGAAATGTTATGCCGTTTAATTCTCTGTTGGCTTTATCAACCGCAGAAATATCAATAGCTTTGGGTACTGTAACAGTCGGTTGAGGGTTATTTGTAAGCCCTTTAGCTGCAATACCATCCTGAAGTTGTGCGGTAACTTCTGCTTCAATTGCAGCAATACCGGCATCAGTATAAGGTACTTTTAAGCTATTAACTAATACAGAATAAATACGCTCTTGCATCCTTGATTTAAGCCAATCAACAAAAACAATTACATCAAAATATTCACCTTCGCCAACTTTACCTTCAGCTGTGATATTCACTTGAGCCACGGTTAAGTAAGTGTTAGCATTTTTGTCTTTTACATTCTTTTCTTGTGTAGCAGATAAGCTGTCAACGGTTACACTAGAAACTGTTTTGAACATACCAGTATAAGAGCCTGGGTCTTGAACTAAAGTAACAGCAAGAAAACCGGCATCGAGATATTGAGTAGCAGCATTTGCATGGTAGAAAACCGCTGACCTGGATAATGATTGTGATTTAGCATAATAAGCTGCAGTGGTTACATCAACCGCATCAGTTTGGTCTTTGATATTAGCATCAGCGGAAGCTGTTGCAAATACTTTGAATTCTGCTTCAACCCAATCCATAATGGCTTCAACATCTGCTTCAACTCTTTCAGTATAAACAAGACCATACCAATCATCATCAGCCGTATTGATAGCTGTAAGATCAGCGCCTGGGGTTGTTGCTGTAGTGTAAGTAATTGTTAATTTAGATTCGATTTTAACAGCATAATCTGTACTGGCTACATCAGGATCTAGATCAAAAGTGCCATCTAAGTTATCAGTAGCTGTTACGGCTAAAGTTCCAGAAGCATTAATAAGACCAACTAATCCGGCTGCAATAGTGATTGCTGTTGCACCAATACCAGAATTAAAAGTGAATGTTTCACCATCAATTACAATTGAATAGTTTACAGAATCAGTTACCGTGTCAACAGTCACAACTGAAGTATCAGAGGTGGCCCTACGGCTAATGGCAATTCTACTTACCTGTGGATTTTGTGCGAAAGCATCACTGGCTGCAATATGTTCTTTTGCAGTAGTGTCGAAATCTTCAGCAACTTCAGATAAAGTGTTATAAAACTTAATTAGAGGTGTAAAAGCTTTACTTACCCCCATTATATTTATTGTTCCAAAACCAACCCGTGAAACTGAGGAAGTTTGCCGGGTGATATTGACATTTACAATATCATTGATACTCATATTTATTCTCCTTTATGGTGTGGTAACTTCCAACGTTGTTGTTACATCTGGTTTAGGTGGTTGACTTAAAGTTCCCGTTCCGTTAAAATCTTCAATTACTGAACCGGTGTCTGTAATAACACTATCAGTTCTCATTAAAAGTTCAAACATACCGCGCTCTTCAAAATTTGATTGATCTAATCCTGTCAGGTTTGTTATTGCAAGCCTATTTACTATGATTAAATTAGATAAACGAAAGGTGTCTAATATTGTTCCCTTTCTAGTACTATTTTTTAAATCTCTTAATTTCTGTATGACCCCTGGGCCATATCCATTTATTTCAACTGTGAAAGCTCTGTTTCCAGTGATGACTACATCACCTGAAATTGCATCAGGGCTAGATGTATGATCTTCAGCCTCATCTATAAAAGAAGCTAAACGGTAAGTAAAGAAAGGTGCGTCTGGTTTGGGCCCATTTCCTTCTGCCATAATACATACATTAGTAGTTTCAGAATCAACCCATGCTTTAATAGCTGTTTGTATAGTTGTTAAATCAGCCAATTAAAGCCACCAGTGATTCATAGTGAGATCGAACACCATTCTGCCAAGCCTCAACCCTAACAACTTCAAAAGCATTTGTTTTACCAAAAAGTGTTAATTTATCAGGATTAATCTTTCCATTTTCATCTACAGTTTTTAATTCAAATTCTGAATAGATGCGATAAGCTTCAACTTCCCTGCGCCCTTCGGGTAAAGAGGCCATATCATCGCCTAGTGGTGGCTGTATGCTACCCTTAAAGCTGATTGGATCAGTACCACCTTCAGACCATTTACCCAAAGCATCATAAGATCCGGCACCAGAATGTCGAACGCCTGTAATCGTATTTCCAAAACTAGATGCCACGTGTAACCTCAGTATGAGATATTGAATTTCTCATTTGTGCAGAATCAATTAAAGGATTAGAGCTTCTTTTCCTTTTAATTGTGGATGGTTTATTAGGGGGTGATCTTAAATCCGTAATCTGTTTTTTGACTAACCTAGAAACAGACTCACCAATAATGCCCAAGCCTTTTTTAACTGTAGTATTACCTTTGACCAACCTATCATACATTACCTGTTGAATCTTATTTATTTTGGTTCGGTTCTGGTCGAAAGTGTTTCTCATGAAAGGTCTGGATGGTATGTTTTTTGTTCCAAATTCATGTATTGCACCGATCTTAATCAATTCAGACATATCACTAGCTTCATCTGCACCAGAACCAGATTTAGTTCCAGGCTTTAGAGTAGCATTTTCAGGCAAACCAACCTTTGTGTATGAATCATCAACAGCAACCATGTTGTCCATGAACTTACCCCAACCTAAATCAATATCTCTTGTGCTCATATACACCTATTCATGGGTAAAATGAGGCAGCCCCTAATTAATTGATATAACTCTTGGCCATAAATGGTTTTCCCATAATAAGCTTCTGAAGCACTACCAGTGGCAGTTGGGGCACTATAAGAACGGGCCAAATCACCCTCTTTTTCCATTGTAATGGTACCGGCAAAACCAGAACCAGACCCCGTACTGCTACCACCTGAAAGTGAATCCAAGTGGAGCCAATGCAAGACCAAAAGAGCAATTGCATACGTACCTTTATCACCAAACACATCAGCGCTTAGTTGTAGTCGTGCCAAAGCCTCAAAATCCGTCAAGCGTGAATCGCCTGCGAAATCCGGGCTTTTTAAAGCGACTATTTCTGGTACGGTAGTAATTGCCATGATTAATTATGATGATCAGTTAAGGATTTTATTTGTTTGTCAATAAAGTTGATTACTTTTCCTCTACCTTTATTGTCTATTTCTTTTTCCTTGAAACTATCAAGAGTCTTAGCATCAAAAGTCTGTTCGATTACTCCAATAGATAATTCATCAGTCATTTCACTGGGCTCACTAACTTTTTTACCTTTATCATCTCTTCCAGTAACTATCAGCATTACACCATTATCAATTTGATATTGAAACTGCTTATTTGCTTTTAGCTTTTTAACATCTTCTGGGTTCTTGATCTCAGTTACACCAGGCATAATTAATACGCCTTCGCATCTGTATGGGTTTGATTTCTTTCTGTTAATAATCATTTTTTAATTCCTTATTCTCGTGGTTAGTAGTATGCTATTTTTTTAAGCCCCGGCATACCGGCGAGGCAACCTCTCACCACGAGAGTAATTAGATTCCTTCAACAATATTCATTGAAAGTGGATAATAAACCTGAACACCGGCATATCGAGCATGAGCATTAACGATAAACTCTAAACCGCGAGCCTCCACTGCTAACATCTCGAAAAGAGAAGGTAGTTCTAAGGTTAATTTATCAGCGCTTTTCTTGTATGAGATCATTACATTAGCGGGTCCACCACCACCAGAAGGTAGTACGGCAACATCAGCTAATTCATTCACCCATTCAACAGTAACACCAGGATTATTTTGAAGAAAAAATTGCAAAATAGTAGTGTCTGTTCCTGCAGCTAAACGAGTAGTAGATACATAACTATACTCATCAAGAGGCAAAAGAAGGGTATCAGGGATCTCAACACCTTTTGAAAGGGTCATGGGATCTCTAACCGCGTCATTCATATCCTTTAATACTTCATCAGTATTTTTAGGAGAAGCGCCAAGCCAAGTAACATTACCAGAAACAACGCCAGTTTGAACTGTTGCAGCAGGTACATCGGGCTGATTAAGTAGGCCCAATAAGCCTGCTTCAGCATCACCAAAAAAGGCGAGTTCATTTACTTTTGCTTCATAGCTTTGTCTAGTTGCATTAGCTTTTAACTGACTCAAGGCTGTACCGGCTTTTGCTGAAGCTCGTACTTCCTGAAGATTATAGCCAAAAGATCCACCCAACGATTTAACTCTAATGGTAACTTCTTTACCTTTAACGTCAGAACGTGGAAGATCATCAGCATAATCTGCGATCAGTTTCATTACGCCTACACGATCAAAAGACCTGTAAGTAATTGTTTCAGCACCAGGACCGGCAGATGTATCTACAGGCAATAGGCTAGTTGCTTTATACTCAGGATATAAAACATTGTATACTTTTGTTCTGATGCTTTCCAATTGACGGGAAAAGAAGACCGATTCACCGGCATCAAGATTTGTTAGTTGTTCCATTATGATGTTTCTCCTTTATTCGTTATGGAAGGTTGATTTCAATTTGTGCAAGTTTCAAAGCAACGTCTACTTTTATGACTTTGCCTCCAGTAGCGATATTAGTCCCTACAGTATCAGTTACTTTTCCTAATTCGGCACCGCCAATATCGATATTAATAAAAACATCGTCATCAATTGCGATTGAACCGGAAACAGAAGTTTCAACTGCACACCAGATTCTTCCCTGGGTAAGTGCTGAAACCATTTCTTCGTCTGCATATTCAGCATCATTAACACCGGCTGCAGAAGGTTCTTTATGTTTGTGAACAGATATACCACGGAAAACACCGGCACCATCAGCATTTTTTACCTGAGTTTCCGCGTTTGTTCCGGCGATAAGGCCGTGTCCGAAAGGAATAGTGCTTTCACCAATTCCTGAATTCACCCGATCAAAGCCTGAGTCGGCTTTCATGCCTGCAAAGGCTACATCGGAGTTACTGTTATATGAAGTTTGTACTGACATTTTTCAATTCTCCTTTGGTTATTTAGTTTCGCCTTTGTGGGCATTTGTTACAGTTTTGTACATATTTTTACGGGCTTCATCTGAATTTACAATAGGTTCTTCACCATCTTTGTTTTGCATTTGTTGTCTTTGATCAGCAACACCTGATTTTTTAGGTGTGTTTTCTAAGGCAATATCAAAACGTGCTTTGATGTAAGATTCCTCTTGGTCATCAGCATTGAAATCAGGTGAGTACTTTTTGATAACAGCAATTTTGATTTCGCTATCAGTTTTAAGCTCGATTTCTTTAGATTCTTCTGAATCAAGATGTTTAAGAGCTGAACTTACTAGAGAAATTCTAGCGTCAACAGCTGTTTTAATTTCTTCAGAATTATCCACATTTTTAAGCTTTTCTAATTCTTCTTTCTGAGAATCAAACTTAGCTTGAAGAGTGGTTTTTTCTTCTTTAATTGTGGAAACTGAACCTTCGGCTTTATCAGCGCGAGAGATTAGTCTGTCAAGTTCCTTCTTGACCTCTGGGGAGGCTTGATATTCAATGCCATCCAGATTTACGGTAAGTAAATTCTTTTCCATTTCTGGTTTCTCCTGTTGTTTGTTTATTTGGATGGCATCGCCAGAATCAAGGGAAATCCTTGCTTGTGACCCTGCCCTGGCATTAACTACTAAAGCCAGATGATTGTATTTTATGTTCTTTTGTACGGCGTCATAATGAATGCCTTTATGTTCCCCTGGGCTTTCGTCAAGGTCAAGCTGATAGCCTAAACTCAACTCTTGCTTACCTGACATAATTTTTTCGATTACATCTTGGTTATTGACCGTGAGAGTGTTCATTACATATATGCCATCAGCACGAGCATTTTCCCCTGTTTGCCCTACGCCTAATTCTTTTACGTTTTCTGAAGTAACAAGGCCCGCTGAAGGGTGTCCATCAGTAACAGGAATCATATTCATTGTTGCTAGGCTATCAAGTTTAAACACTTCATCAGGATCCCTAAACTCTTTTCTAGCTGATCCATCAGCATTTCGATAATCCAAAACTCCAGTCCTAGAAACGATTACATCAGCCATTAACCTGCCATCATCTAGTATTCTAGCGTTTTTAAGTCGGCCTGTATCGTATCTTCTCATAGTTGACCTATTACCCCGGCAACAATTGCGCCGACACCAAAAACAAATATTTTTCCACCATTACCATCTACTGGCAAAGGAAATGTTTGTTTTGCTTCAACCAAAAACCCATCGGTAGCGTTTGTTTTAGCATCCGTAAACCCAAATCTCAAATCACTTGAGGCGTCGTTATTCTGAATTAGAATTAATTTGGTATCCGAGGATACTGTGGCCACTTCAAGAGTTGAACCATTTGGTGCTGTAAATCCGTTATTTTGCATAATTACCTCTCATCTAGTATCGCGTCAACTGCAGCAATATCGGTAGCCGCAAAAAGTTGTTGTTTAATGGGACGTTCCTCATCCTTATGATTTTTTACTGTACCCAAAACGGTGTCCACAAATAAATTAAAATCCTCAATAGTGTTAAAAACATAAGTCTCATCTTCAATAGTGGTTATTTGTAATGGGATGAAAAGTTTACTTTTATCGATAAATTGTTTCATGTGAGCAATAAAATCTTGTGCTTTTTTTATACAAGAGAAATGTTTTCCGTTATGCGAAAATCCTTCGCTCAGCTTTTTATATGTTTTATTAGTAATCTTTTTTCTTTTCTTTTTCTTGTATTTAATAAGTTTTTCAGGGGTTGTTTCCGAAACAGTCTCATAAGCGAACCCATTGTATATATCATGGTCTGATGTATCATCTAATTTGGAAGCCTTTACGTTATCAGGGGCATCTGTTCTATAAGATTCAGTAGATGAATCAAAGGAACCATCATTCTCAAAATCAACATCGTGACCGCTTCTTAAAATCCTTCCGGTAGCTGTGTCTGTAACTATGTGCATTGTCATTGTAAGAACCCCGTAGTTTCAAGCTTTCTAGCTTCCAAGCATCTTTCACTACCCACTTCAAACTTTCTGCAAGAGTCCGGGCGTATTTCATATATATCACAACTGATTTTCTTTCCGACTTCACCAGACAAAGCGCTGCAACAAAAACCATCATCATGTGGCTTGAACCCCATGTGGTTTTTTTGCCATTTCAATATTGGCTTATATCGATTCGGAATAGCTTCCCATTCTTCATCAGTGGCATATACAGAAATATTCTCCAAACTTTTAGAGGTACAACATTTCCCGCAATCCAAGCAGTCTACAATCTCAAAGTTGGTCATAATAACCCACTACTCCGATACTAGCATCATCAGATGCTTGTGTTACTCTATATTCAATGTTTTGAAGATTACTACAAATAGTTTCCTGGATACCGTACCCAGATTTATTCTTGTCATCAATACCATTGAATTTATAAGTGGCATTGTCCATTGTGGAGCCTGTCGGCCTAATTTCTAGGAAATCACCCCTATCATCTGGGGCTATAACAAGGGCCAAAATAGGTTCCAATGATGTAGGTGGAACGAATGCAGCTAAACTTACCCCCGTGTAAATGGTAGCTGAACCAAGTGATAAAACTGTTAAATTAGTAATTTCCTCATCATAGAAAACTTTTCTAAAATCATTCGTTCTTGTTTGGATGAATTTTATAAAATCACCAGAAGCATTGTTCCGAACCCATCCAACCCTTTTAAATACATCGTATCCACCTGGAAGCGTGGGCGCGGTACTAGAAAGAGACAATAAAGCCCCTTCTGTATTGGAACCTGTAGAATCATCAATTATAAATAATGCGTACCAAGTGCTGACCGCTTCTGTCCCAGTGTCTAACCCATTTAGGCCAGAAGTAGTAATATCGGCTGTTCTCGTGGCTGTATTAATAATATTAAACCCATTCGCGCTATCTCTACATTTACCCGCTTCAATTGATACCGTAGATACACTTGCAAAAGTCATCTCTAAACCTTTGACCCATCCTTCCATAAAAGGATGTACTAGATCTGTTATATCAGATTCAGTATGTGTATGGCCTGGGGCTGTAAAAGGTAAAGAACCAATTAAAACATTCTTTTTCGCATTAGTGGCTGCTGAATCTTCGATAACCAGTAAATCAGCACCAATGGGTGTGGTTTTATTAGTTATTAATGAGATCTCACCTGCCACATTATCATGTAAGGCATCAGCATCAGTATGATCTAAATCACTAATTTCTGATTCGGTGTGAGTATGGCTTGGAGCAGCAAAAGGTAAATTTCCGATTGTTACACTTTTTTTGGCATCAGCAGCAGCAGAATCTTCGATAACAATTGTATCAGCATTTACTGGTGTACCCTTGCTTGCAATAGCTGTAATCTCACCTGCCACATTGTCGTGTAAAGCGTTTGTATCGGTATGGTCTAAATCGGTTATATCCGATTCGCTGTGAGTATGCCCGGTTGCCGTAAAGGGGAGTGAACCGACAGTAACCTTTTTTTTATTATTGACATCTGCAGAATCTTCTATTAAAAGCTGATCCCCAGGAACCGGTGCTGCCTTTAGGCTTACACTATCTATCTCACCGGCAACATTATCATGAATGGCATCTGCATCTATATGATCAAGATCAGATATTTCACTTTCTGTGTGAGTATGAGAAGCAACTGGTAAATTCCCTGCTTGTACTTTCTTTTTATTGTTAGAATCAGCCGAATCTTCGATCACAAGTATATCAGCAGCGATAGGGGCTACTTTTTCAGCAACGGCATCAATTTCACCGGCGATATTGTCATGCAAAGCATCAGAGTCGTTTGAAGTCGTGGGAGGTAAGTTACCCACTTGGATTTTCTTCTTATTGTTTGAATCCGCACTATCTTCTATGATGATTTCATCAGCAGCGATAGGGGCTACTTTCTCAGCAATGACACCTATTTCATCAGCGACATTATCATGGATCGCATCTGGATCTACATTTATGCTTGGTCCGTGTACTGCCATTAGAATTTACAAACGAGCCTATTTGGAGGTAATTCTGTGTCTACTAGAAAATTAGCAGGTGCCTCTGTATCTGTCAAAAATAGTGCAGATATGACTTTTTTTCCAAACCCTACAAAAATAGGGTAGAGGATTACTTTTGCTTGCTTAATCATTTTTGACCAAAAAAAAATCCCGGAAAAGCTTTAACACTTCGCCGGGATTAATATTCACTTTATTAAAAGGAAATTATTCCAAAAGACTATTTCTATAATACGATATTTTAGGGCTTAATCCTAATTATTTTTTTCTTAAATTGATATTTTTTTCAACTTTCATTGAAATATGGTCTATCCCGCCTTGATTCATCTTAATCCCAACGTCAATTCTACCTGTGAAACTCTTGTCTGACTCAGATCGAATTTCTCTAGCAATATTCGCCAAGCTTTCTTGTAATTTACTAGAATCAGCCATTCTGTAAAATCCCCTCTATTATATCGTCAAAAATTGGTTCAGCATGGCACCTGCATTGTACATCATCCCCTGGGTGCCCTGTATTTGCCGGTGATTCATCCCAATTAAAAACCTTTCCATTATTTGCCCTGTGGGTGGGTCTTACTCGCTCATCTTGTGCAGTTCTCCAAGTGTATTTTTGGATGCCTAGATTAGTTTCTCTTAATTTCGTGAGTTGCCCGTTTAATTTACTTACCTGATCCCTGGCTATTAGCTTGGCCCGGTTCTTTGTTTTGGATGCGAGATCTTTTCCTTTAATAGGGAACTTTTTCCCTCTTTGCTCGAATTGAACTATGCCAGATCTCAACCCACTAGCTAATCTTGCATCACCTAATAATCGGGTAGCTATAGTTCTATGACTATCGCCTTGTCTAAGGCCCCTTTGTACAATACCTGAAACATCAGCAAGGTAGTCTTGCTCTAATTTCGTTATAAGCTGCACATTTTCTTTAGTAAAGCCATTTAACACAGGCCCCAACCATGGTTCTTGTTGGAATATTGCAACGCCCATCACGTTTTTCATTGTTTTTTGCCACTGGGCATCATTCCAGACTGAAGTTTCTTGGCCTATCTCTTCGGCGGTTAAAACTTTACCTAGAGGCTGTGAGGCAATTCCTAATTGAAGGGAATTGATAACTCTGTCTGCGGATTCCTCAAAAGCATCTGTTTTAAGTAGTTCTGGGAATTCTAAGTCTCTTTGAGCGGTTAAACTCTCAAGGTTATTAACCACAATCTGGATTGTTAAGGCGATCATATTCTCAACATGGCGATCTAAGATTCTTTGGTATTGCCTAGATACTGGAACTGGGAAAAGCCATTTAACAGTAGGCGTTTTCTTAACCTTCCTTTTGTTGAGGTTTTCACGCCTCATTGCGATCTCATTTACAAGATCAACCCTGTCTCTTCTAGTTGCAATCATTCTTTCGTGGTGGATTTCTTTTTGCGTTTCTTATAGACTCTTTTCTTTTTTCCTGTTTTCTTGCTTATTTCAACAGTTTCCATTTTGGAAATAGTTGGCTCTTGTTCGGTAGGCTTAACAATTGTTTCACGTGGAACCTCCATTTCATTAGTACGGAAATTTCTAGGTATTTTCCATTTATACTTACATTCTGGGCAAGTGGCTATACCTCTAAAAGTAGTGGCCCCCTCATCATTACAATTTAAACATTTCAAGCTGAACCTCCACAAGATTTTCAAGATCTTTGATATATTTTTCCTGAATAACATACTTTTTTTCCATTGTATCAATAATATTATTTAAGACCTCTATAAGTTTTTTTTTCTCATCTAAGAGAATTTTGGTCATTCGTATTGTATCTAATGCTTTCTTGTATAATTCATGGTCTACTTTCTTATTCATTTAACTCTTCATTGGTAGCTTCAATCGCATTATCTAAAGCCATGCCTGATAATTGGTGCTGTATTACTATAATACCATGTTTGATTTGCTGTAGCTCACTCCTGGAGTGGTGTTGCTCTTCCAAAATCCTATCTGTTCGTAATGAATCTGATTTGATCCGGGCTTGATTAATTTCATTATAAGGTTCCCAAATCAAAGTTTTTACTGAATAACCCCCACCTGGTAAAAGCACAAGCCCAAGTAATAGTTTAATTGATTTCTTATCAATCTTGAAACTGAATGTGCTGTCATTTCCTTCACTCATTTTACACTGTATATTTTTTTTACATTCTTTGGCGAGGCGTGTTTACCCCTGGCTTTGGAAAGGAAAAAATTCCAGTAGGTGCGCCTGAAAAGTGGCATTCCATTCTTTTTCAAAAGTTTCATTAATTCCTTATCTGCCTGTTTCCATAAAGAATGCGGTAATAGCCTTTTCCTCATTAATTGGTATAAGGCATCATGGCATAAAGAAGCTGTCATTGTATCATCCGTATCTTTGGTGGGGCCACTGGCACCATCCCAAGCATAATGCTCTTTAACTACTAAAACATTATCGAATAATTCTATTAAATCGGATTTTATTGGTTTAACGGTCCTGAAAGCCTCACCTAATACAATGACCTCATCTTTGTGTAGTTGATATTTATAGCCTTTTCTGTATTCCATTATTTTTTCCTGGTTTCTTTATCCTCAAAATCTTCAGGATCAGTGATTAAATCCTTTCTATCGCCTGGCTCTAAAATTGTCTCGGTGCTGTACTGATCACCGCCGAACCTTGAAACAGCAACTTCTGCAGGGATTAAAACACCAGTATTAATGTAATTAACATCAGTTTCAGATTGGATCTTTCTTAATTCAGCCTGCTCTTTTTCTGTTGGTAGCCATAAAGGGTTGAATTGAATTGACCAATCATCTAGCTCTTTTCCATTAGTAGGGCCCTGTTTAGATAGCATTATTATTTTGACTAGATAAGTCATTTGTTTGAGCATCTTCTCTTGCTGTAATGCTGCAATCTTATCATACCAGAATCTTATATCTGATTCGCCAGTACTGTTCAACCCTGCAGGTGATTGGCCCATTAAAAGAGTATGAGGGATACCAGAAACAGCTGATAAAGCAACCGTAAACCGATCAATAAGAGCATCTAAACCACCAACACTGGAAGCTTTTTTCTCGTAGGATTCTTTAGAGTCGATCAAAGTTGTATTAAGAATAGATCTTGATAAATCCATAATTTCGAGCCTAGCCTTAACTAAATTCTCTTGCCCACCGGCGATTAAATCTTGAAGATTATCAATAGAAAGTACTGGGTGGATGAAATCATTTAAAATTGACCTTGTAGAATGATAAGCACCACCAACATTTGAAAGCTGTTTATGGATCGCCTGATAAACAGAATCACCCCAACCTTTGTTTATTTTTCTGGAAACTTCAGAAATATCAACCCCATCAAACGATAACACCCTGGAAACATGAACAGTGAAAAGAGCGCCTGAAAAAGTGTTTTCAATTGGGTTTACTTGATACCTGAAAGGTTTACCGAAACCGGGCTTTTGTGGGTCTTGCTGAATATCTGTAGGGTCTGCCCAAATTTTAAATCTATCGTATACCCTTAATTCTTCGACTTTGTTGATTTTGTTTAAATCAAGCTCATCTTTAAGCTCACCACCATCATCAATAAGCATTACAACTAGTGCCCCACCATATACCCCGCCCCATCTCAAAGCTTTGTTTACAAGAGATTTGGCATCTAATTCGACTAATGCTTTTTCAACATCACCTTCAGTATCACCTGTGACATCAAACCAATTGCGAGTCATTTCCGCCGCAGGTAAATCGACAATTCTCTTTGCTAAACCATCACCCCGGTATAATTCCTCTAATTCGCCAAATGTTCGGTCTACTGTTACCCCGAAAACATCCGAGGTTTGGTTATCTTTGGAAGTACCCATTTTGGTTAGGAGGTTGCTCCACCCATCTTCATGGATTATTTCCATTTTCCCTTCTGCTACATCTTTTCTAGTAGTGATTTTTTTCTTTACGCTTTTCTTTACAGCTTTATTCATGGATTCACCCATTTAATTTTTTTAGTGTTTCTGACATCTACGTGTAACCAAGTTTTAGTTCCGTTTTCAACACAGCACACGCCCTGTTTTTTCCAGTATTCAGAATCTAATCTAATAGCTTTTCTTATTGCAGCAGGCTTAATATTCTTGAATTTCATATCAGCGGCCCTACCATATCTATGCTGAGACCTTCTAGCGCCAATATTACAAGCCGGGGTTCTTAGCCCAGACCAACGAAATTTACCACCCCATTTCCATGTGTTTATAGTAGCCGGGCCAAATGTGTCTCTAAGTTTATCAATTAATCTTAAAAGACGTTCATCCATCAATTCCCATGATAATTGGCCTCTAGCCTTATATGTAACAGGATCAACTAGCTCGTAAATCTTAAAGTGTTTGCACTTATAAGCCATATCTATAAAATACTTTATTTAATGTTATATCCTAATATTAATTTACCAAGTAACCAGTTTACTATAATCTAAGTGATCTTCGCCAAATAGGCTATGGAGCAAATATCTAATCTGATCCATCGAATGATCATTGTCCTTTTTTGGCTTATCTTCGCCTTTATCCTGAGCTTTCTCATCCCAAACGTATGACTGGTATTCTCTGATTGAATTCTTGCAATCACTGCTTACAGCAAACTCACCGCTTTTCAACATTCTAGAGTGAGTCATTATCCCATTTACCACGTCATTGTCAGCATCGTTGATACCCATGAAACTAGATCTCTTCATTTGAACCTTGAAACTGGCTGCCGATGGATCAACAAATATCTTTCTTGGTTTAATCGGGCCAAAGAACTCTTTCAAATCTTCACAGTATTCTAAATCTGTTTTCTGCTTATTAGCCTTTCTACCATCGTACCAATATTCTTTTATCTGCCATACTTTTGGGGTAGTGTCTGGATTGTGCCCGTATAATCCACAACAAAAAGGGTTTTGAGTACCATAATCAATAGAGGCTGTGTGCCATTTGGCTTCTGGAAGGTCTTCAGCCGGGATTACCATTGGCGCCTTATCTTCAAAGAAATCAAATATAGCCCCTTCAGCTAGTACCCACTCACCAAGAATAAACCGCTTATAGAATAAGCCTGTGTATTCCTTTTGTAGATCCTCTACGTATTTTTTCGGTAAAAATGGGTTATCTGTAAGTTTAAAATGAAAACTCTTTAAATCAATTCCCTTATTATCCATGAATTCAGTCTTGATTTCGTGGTATGGTGAATCTGGGTTAGTTGTAAAGAATCCTTGCGCCCCTTCAACACTTAAACGAGTCATAAGCATCTTATAGAACCCTTTGGGCCATAAAGTAATTTCATCACCATAAACCCCAGTACCAGTGGAACCCCTGACTTTTTCTTCGGCTCTGGCATCACTGGCCCCGTATAACTCTATAGGAATTCCGAACATATAAGCTTTATGCGCTCCAAGTGTGAAATTGAAGTTTCTTTTGCCTAGATAGTTCTGAAGTGGTGTTAAGATATTTGTGGCTAGTGTTCGCTCTGTTTTACCTACCATCATTAAATGGCCATCAATATGCTGTGGGGCACTTGGAACGTATTCAATCCATTTCATTATAGATCCAACGGTCTTTCCAGATCGTACTGAGCCATGCCAGATATTTGATCTACCTGTAGCTTGATCTATTGATTCAGCTTGTTTTTGGGACAGTTCCATTCAGATTAAATTCGCGTGTTTCATCTGAATAATTTCTTGGGCGGAATACCCTGACGTTTTTAGCTTTGAAAGATCCTCAACACTGACAGCATCTTTGGCTTCTCCAAAATGGGCTAATTTTATGATATTACCCACAAACCCACCCATTGAATCTGTAATTTGCCCATCTATAGGGTTATACTCTAATATTACTCTCATTTACTTTCTCCTGTGGTGATGGTTTTTTGATGTTGAAAAATGACTGATTGACAAAAACACTTAAAAGCACAAAACCCAGCGTACCAGAACCACCCGTTTGAAGCCAAAAGGCAAGCTATTACAGCCCCGTAGGTAGCATATACTGAAATAGGAACGCTAGGTTTAGCTCCGCTTTTTTTAATACCCTCAATCATGAATAGCGCAAGTATGGTGGATACAAACGAAACCCAGAACCAGAACTTCCAAATGTTTAACTGCCACTCTTCCCCTTTTGTAAGGAAATAAAGCATTGTCCCGTTAATGATTATCCATATTAATATCTTCATTTAATCTCCGTGGTGATGATTTCGTTCTAATAGTGTCTCGTATAGGTCATTTATAAGGTCTTGTGTGATGATTTTATTCTAAAACGTACCCTCTCTTGTTCATCCACTTATCAATATTATCTAAAAGTACATCAACATCCTGTTCTGAGTTTATATCAATCTTAAATAAGGAAATAAATCTGCAAATAAACACGCCTAACTCGTTTCTAATCTCCTGTTGCGTCACACTACCCCCTAATTGAATGATCAATACCCTTCATTATCTCAGCATTAAACTTACCACCACAACTGGTACAGACTAAATCACCTGTGAACTGTAGTAGGTTCTTGTCGCCGTTAAAGGGCTTTAGCTCATCCTTAACAGTGTTTTTATGGCATATTGGGCATTTCATTTTAAAACCCCTGCTATAACAAAAGCTATAACAACCACGGTTATCAGTAGTAATTCAGGGGTATCCATTATTCCTCACTCAAGTTAAAGTGTATTTTAGACTTACTATCAGCTCTATAAATCTCATCGTGCCAGTGACAAAGATATTCTGTATTAGAATTGAATGATTTCCCGCAGTTGCACCTAATCTTAGATGTATTATAAAACATTGAAATTAGGGATTTAAGCGCTTTTATCATTCTTCCCAGTCTCCTTGTTTAGAATGTCTTGGGCTTCTGGAGATAGTTTTGTGCAAAATTCTAAGCTGAAATTCACATTGCCTGCATAAGCATAAACTATTGTGGTTTGTTGGTTGATTGATTTAGCTCGTTGAACGTAGCATTCATTTTTATATTGATACAAAAACCAGTCTCCAGGCCCTATCTTGTTCTGTTCGGCTTCGTATAAAACACAGGCATCTTCGTATAATTGGTGCGAACATCTATGAAGTTGAAACCGCTCGTAATCTTCTTTGCTTACTTTTATCTTGATCGTGGTGAGATCTTCCATTTATAACCCCTCATTGCATTTTTTACATTCATTATTCATCGGGCTGTACACTCTCTTGCAGCTAGGGCAAGTCCATCCGGTATTAAACATTTTGGTTAATGTGGCCTCAGTTGTCATCCCTTCTAGTTCTAATGGGCAATCTGAAGAGTGGGCGCCCAAGTCTAAATCTTTTTTGCAAAATTCACATTCCATTATTCCCCCTTAACTGCGTTTTTCTTCATTGCTTGAATAGCTGATAATATCGCCCCTTGGTCGTTTTCAGTTGACCAATCCCTTCTATTGATTGATTCCCATTTACCATTAGATCGATTAACGAGAAAGAAGAAAATAGCCATATCAGATGGTTTGATATATTTCTTAGTTTTCCTTTGTACTGCATTAGTGGTTCCAGTAAAGTTATTATCTTTATCTAAAGTGCCTCTACGTTCTAAAACTGTTTCTTCAACAAAATATCCTTCACAATTCTTTAGTAATGAGTTTTCGACTGTTTTTAATCTTTCATCTTGTGAAGCTTCACGTCCTTTTTTAATATCGGCCAGAAATAGTTGCTTATTTTCCTTAAAAGTGGAATATCCGATCCCCATTACCTTGGAAATCTCTTGTTCGTTAAGTCCTTTTTTAGCTCCTTTGTAAGCTGATTCGTGGTGTTTTTCAGTAGCCTCAAATGCGGGTCTACCTACAGGTTTCTTTTTCTTGATTGCTTTTTTCTTTTTAACAGCCATTTATATACTGTACATTTAATATAATTAAATTACGTTTTTACAACAGGGTTATTTGCATTAAACTCTTTACCGCATCCAGGGCAAGCCACCATTTTTTCTTTAGGTTCGCTTGATTCTTGATTGTAATCTTCTGGGTCATCGGATGCTACTGGAAAGTCGAATTTTTCAAAGCCCCACTCGGTTAGATCCCCAGAATCGAAATCCTTCAATAAAGCATCAAAATCCCATTCCCCTGCAATATTCTTATTCAGTCTAATTGCAAGTTCTGAAAATTCGGTTTCATTTAGTTTTCTATCTGGGGTTCTTACAGAAACGGATGTTTCACCATCTTGTTTTAGTTTCTGTAACCTAGCGTGGCCACCGATTAACTCACCGTCCGTATTTATGACAATTTGGTCAACGTACCCAAAGCGATCCATTGAGGTTATTAGATCCTCAAATTTCTTGCCCCCAATGATTCTAGGGTTTTTCGACCATTCCCTTATTTCAGAAATGAGTCGGTCTTCATTTGACCATTTTAACATATTTTACCCGTGGTGAAGTTTAAATATAAGTATCTGTTGGGTATCATAAAAGCGATTTATTGATAAATTTCAGGGTGTGCCCTTTCGTATAGCCTATTTTTTATGTGTTCATGAATCGAATCAGTATCACCTTTTAGTAATAACCCCCATACAATAGGGTTTTCTCTGAATTCTTTCGTGAAATGTTTGTCACCATGTGATATAAATACAACTCTTGTTCTTGATTTAACTGTTAAGGCTCTAAGGATGTTTTTGGCCCCTGCTCCGTGATTTATAGTAAAGTCTATCCAGACAAAGTCAAAGTCATCCGCATTTGCATGGGCACCAAAATCAATGCTTGAGGTGTAGGTTTGTACTTCAACATCATACTTTAGCAATATTCGACTAAGAAAAAATCTATCATCTTTTTCATCATCAATTACGGCTATTTTCATCTGATTATTTTGTCCAAATTTGATAGTATTCCGACCAAAACCCCTGTTCCTAGTATATATTTCCATAAATTTTTACTCGTGGTTTCCATAGCTTTGACCTTATCATCTAAGCCGCCATTGCCAAAGATACCACCATTGCCATCTTTACCGTAAAGATGAACCTTAACCCCTTCTAAATCTTCTCTGTCTCGTTTGGCATTTGTTTCGTGCTCTATCCTCCAAGCAACTAGGGTTGTAATTTCTTTGTTAAGGGTTCCTTGTGTTTTTTCTATTCTCGCCAGTGGTGAATGGTTACGGTTTAAATCATCATTTTCTTCCATTAAATAAAAGTAAGTTATTTGCTTGTGGGGGATGTGGATAAATACTCACTCAATCCGCAGTTGCAATCCTTCTTTGAACTCTCATCTATAAATAAAGGGCAATGGTATTTATGATTAACCCAAGGTAAAATTCCCTGCATTTTACCAGTCATTTCCTTCATTGAAAAGTATTCCTGTCTTAATCTCTTTAATTCATCGATTAGGCTTTCTGGGGCAACTTCTTTACTCATTCATTCCCCTTCAGTTTAGCTGATAAGTGCATAACGCCTGTTTTTACATAGAACCGGAAACTGTAATCAGATAATCTTTCAGAGCTATTAGATATTTGTTTATTGAACCTTGCTAAAAGGTGGAGTTTTACGGCAGACCTTCCGGCCTTAAAGTCAGATACGTTTGCTGTTAGTTTAGGCTGCATTAATTCTCTTTTTGATTAGGCCAGATAGAGGGAACAAGCAAGGAATTAGTTTGATTGTTGAGCAATAGTTAAACCACCCTCTATCTGGCTTCCAAAACACCAGGGTTCTCTTTCTTCCAGTTTTCTACAAATCGTGTTGCCGCCAATCGCCAGGTCTTAGATTCGTCAGATGATTCAATTCTGGCGATATTTAGCATATTATCCACTAAAATTTTTGGCTGTGAAGTGCCTACAAAAGCAGTTCCGCTTTCATGCAATGGCGGCCTGCCTCGTTTATTTGTCATATTTTTGCATCCAGTGTTGTGCGGTTTCAATACTAATGGAGACTATTCCCTCACCATTCCAACGGGTCAGAGGTCCGCCTTTACCGTGTAAGAAATAGTCCCCTCGTGGTGAGATATAGAGATTTTCTGTGAACCTAGAACCGCCAGATCCTCTAGTAACTGAAGCCAGTTTATTAGCGTTATCAGTGTTAAATCGTTTGCCTTTAATTCGTTTTTCCATAGTAATAATATAGGTATTTAATTTAATTTATAGTACAAGTTTA